TGCATTATCCATAAAGAATAAACTCGATTGGCGCCGTGTTCTTTTACTGGTTGTTTTCGCTATTTTGTCTATTGACATCCACGCATTTCTGTGCTTATTTTATCTTTCATAATACATACACCTGTGCGCAGGTTTCATCTTACATCTCATCCTGCTTGCATATCTTTATGCTACCCTTTGCCGGGGTCTTGTTTTCGGCTTTTAAAACTCTTTGACCGGAGTACTTAGTTTGGTCATTAGCTTGTCCGGCGAGCGTCTTTACGCTTGTCATTTCACTACAGATACCGTTTATGGTTGTACGTTTAGCACTACAATCATTTACCAACTATCCGTTTGTAGTGTTCATCAAGAAGGATACGGAGTTATTCAGTTTCGCGCTTATGGCAAGCGCGGTGGCTATAAAACTGATGGATGGTGGCCTTATCCACCCTGATAGTTTATCCCGAGCATACACGGTTAAGTATGCCTTTTTATTTTTTTCTTATCAGCTGGTAACACTTATGGAAAATTCAAAGCAAAAGATCCCCTGCTTGGGTAAAGCATGTTTTATGCGCACCACACGAGCGCCTGCGGTATACGTTCCACGCATGACCGTTAAGAGTGTTGAGCGCATTGTTCACCCGAGCTTTGCAGATTTTCGGTTTCTCTATATCAAACCGACCTACGCACCATCAAAGAGGCCTATGCAGGCTTCTGCGTCCTATATAGGTAAGGTCTATATTAGGCTAGCCAATAGGACGCATTATGAGTATTCTAAAGCTCAGGTTGAGGTGTTTCGGAAAAAGTCTCTTGCTAAAGGTAAGTTAATGTATGATAGGTATGATGTCCGTGATTGCAAGTTGCAAAGGGGTTTTATAAATCCTATCAGTTTGTTATATGTTTGCAAGGCTTTGAGCTATATGCGTATGGCCGATTTTGAGGATCAGTGCTTTGTTGATGCCTTGGAAAATGTACAATCAAGTCCTTCTGTTTTTGAGCCACGAAAGTGGTTTTCTGATGAAGGTTTTGAGGTTCAAGGCCCTAGTTTTGGTGACACATCATGTTACTTTGAAGCTATAGAACCTCAAATGATGAAAGATATTGTTTCAGATATGTTTGGTAAGTTTAAGACTATATGTGCTAGTGTTTTCGATAGACTTTTTGATTTGATCTATGATAACTATCATGTTGTAGAGATGGTCGTTATTGTTTTGTTTGCTTTGTTTTTGACAAAATTAACTCGTAGGTTGACGGGGTTAAACAGTGTTTTAAGTAATGCTGTTATTGGTTTTTGTTGGTCTGCTTTATTAGGTGCTCTTATAGAACCAACATATCTTCGATTGTTGAACCAATATAAGAAGCGTCAGTACGTTCAGCGCAAATTTAATGAAGCTGTTAGTGTTAATGCGCCTGCAGATGAAAATGAGTTTAGGGCTTCATGTAAGGAGCAAGAGCGGCTTTATGCCGAGCGTCTTAAGATGTTTAAGGATGATATTAATAGATGGGAAGAAGCCGCTGCGTCAGGTGCTTTTGTTGCTGATGGTGAGTGGCAGAGTGTCCGGCCGTATAAAGAGGAAGCTTCTGGTTCACGTGACATACCCTTTTCAAATGTTTGGAATAAGGGTATGCCAAATGTTAATATTAAAGATCACCCCTATCCGGAGGGGTTTTATTTCGTTAGTAAATCTGAGGAAAGTGAGAATTCATATCCCACTGAAAGTCAGATTGGTCAATATGGATTTGAACACTTTTATCCTGAAGATGATGAAGAAATACATCCACAAGGTATTGCGCCTATTGCTATTACAGCTTTTCTTTCGACTATGTTTGCTCGTAAGATTCCTTTTTATAGAAAGGTATGTGATATGGATAAGCTGCATCGTAATGGTGTAGCTTTGTTAGCAGGTGGTGCTGGGTCTTTAGAAACTATGATAAACTTTGTTTTATCTATTTTCGGCAAACAACCAATTTCAATTTTGCGTGCGCATGTTAAGTTGGTTAATGATTGGGATGCCTCTGTATCAGCCTTTACAGGTGCTCTGAGATTGGGTAAATTAGATGCTATGGCGCCTGATATTCGTAGTACTTTTATGGCTTTAAGAGATCAAGGTCTTACTCATCGTGCTGGTGAAAAAGAAATTAATACCTTAAAAGTCTTAGATAGGGGTTTGGATAGGCTTCATAGTGTTGCTTCATTTTTTCCGCCTGATACTTCAGGTGGGGGTAGAATGGAACCATTGGTTTTGGCTTTATCTGGACCTCCCGGCGCTGGTAAATCTTTTTTAGCCCGTTATTTTGCGTCTATTCTGGCGAAACGTCACTGTACGCAGGCAGAGATTGATAGTGTTGGAGGTGAGTTGGATAAGTTAGTCTATCAAAAGGGTACGTCAAAGTATTGGGAAGGCTATTGTGGCCAGCCTATTTGTGTTATGGATGATTGGATGCAAGCTGTTACTAAACCTGGTGATGAGGATAATGAGGTTGTGAATTTTATTCGCGCCTGTAATCAATGGCCTTATCCTTTAAATATGGCCTCTTTAGAATTGAAGTCGAAGTTGTTTTTTCGTAGTAGGATAATTATTATAACTACAAATAACACTAATGATTACCATATAGCAAAGATGGTTACTAGTCCTACGGCTGTTACGCGCCGTATTGATCACCACTTTAATCTGGTGTTAGGTTCTGAACAACGTGGTAAATTTTTTGATGTTTCGAAGTTGAAGGATATTAAAACATTATCAGATTTTGACGATGTATGGGTTTTCCAACCATGGGATTTGGCGACGGGCCATAGGAAGGAGGATGTTGACTATACTTTAAAACAGGTTGTAGCTAAACTCTCCACATCGTATAATTTTCGACATGATATGGAGAAGACGAATAGGACTGCAATCAGTAATATGGTTGATGTTAGTGAAGAAATTGAAGTCCCTGTTGTTACGCAAGGTGCTTTTGGCAATGCTGCAATCGGAATTTTGGCTACTATAGCTGTTGTTAAAAGTAAGAATTTGTTTTCTCGTGCCTGTAAAATTGCTAAAACTATTGTTATGGTTAAAGACAACGTTTCAGTTTGTAGTAAAGTTGCAATTGGAGCTTTTGTTAAAGCTTTGCCTGTGTTAGCTTTAGCTAGTGTGTGTTCTATTGTTAAGATGCTTTGGGGCTTTTTGAAAACTGTAGTGGAATATGTTATGCCGGGTGCTGATAAGAAACGTATCACAGCACAAAATGCGCCTCTTCGTGATGAAGTGGCGTTGCGTTTACAGTCAAATTTGGTGGAGGTTTATCGTGAATTTAGAGGTAATACTAAACGCACCGGTTTTGCTATAGCTTGTGATCCGTTACATGTTTTTGTTCCTTATCATTTTTTACGGGAAGCAGAAGTTGAGGGTTCGGTTATTTATATCGTTAATGACCATAAAAGGATTGTCTTGAATAAGCAATTATTAGTTTATTCAGCACCAAAAGCTGAGGGTGCTATAAGAGATCTTGCTTTGTTGAAAATGCCTGTTGTTTTGAAGAATATTAGAAATATTCATAGTCATTTTCGTGATAAAAATACACCGGCTGCTGGGCATGCGTTATTCCTTACAAAGGAAAGTGCTGTTCCAACATTTACAACAAGCCAGATTTTGTCGAAGCATTATACTGGTTCGGTGGTGTTAGATCGTATTGCGTTAGTGCAACATGATCTTAAAACAATCGTTGGTCAATGTGGTTCAATTGTTATGATGAGGAATCTTAAAAAGACTCATCGTATATTGGGTATGCATGTTGCTGGTAGTGATACAGGTTATTATTGTCCGCTTTATTCGCAAGATTTACCAGTTTGTGAACCGCAAATGGATAAGAAGGAAATTTTTGACGGCACTGGCGGTATTGTTATGCTTGATCAGGTAAAACCTTTGTGGAATTCCGGACAAAGTAATATTGAAGCTACAGCTTTTGCTGGTACTTTTGGTGAAGTTGATACGGCACCAGCTAAATTAAGACCTGTGATGGTTGATGGTGTTTTAATTGATCCTATGTTAAAAGCCATTGAATCAACAAAGCGAGACTTTAGTAGTATCAACATACCACAATACATGGAAACATGTGCAGCTGCAGTTGTTGGTGAGCTTTTTAGCACTTTTAATAGAACCAATATACGTAAGTTAACTTTTGAAGAAGCTGTTATGGGTGTTCAAGGTGAACAGTATATTAAAGGTATTGCGCGAAATAAATCACCTGGTTATCCTTATTGTAGGGAACAGAGTGATAAGCGCAAGATGTTTGGTGTTGTTGATTTTGAGTTTGGTAGTGATGAGTGTAAGCAAGTGCGTAAAGATATCGATACGCTTATTGAAGCTTATCGTAGGGGTGATACCACTGTTGTCTATCGTGATGTGTTGAAGGATGAGGTTCGTGGCCTTGTTAAGGTTAACACGGCCGATACCAGATTAATATCTGCTAGTCCAGTGCACTATACGATATTATGCAGGATGTATTATGGTACATTTTGTTCTGAGTTTATGCGTACTAGACTTCAACATGGTGGTATGGTAGGAGTTAATCCATATAGTTATGAATGGGGCGTTATGGAAAATAAGTTTTCTTGTATGAATAAAGACCACCTTGTGGGTGATGGCGATTTCAAGAAATATGATAAAAGTCAACACCCTGTTATTATGCAATATATGTTTTCAGAAATCAACGATATTCTTGAAACAATTGTTGGTGATCGGTTTATTTTGGATGGTATTGCAAAAGATACATACCATAGTGTGCATATTGGAGGGGATAGTTATACTTCTGATATAATTTATCAGAAAGTTGGTAGTTTGCCATCGGGACATGGTCTCACAAGCGTACTCAATTGCATGTTTGTAATGATTGTTTTCCGTGGTGCCTGGGTAGATATGTATGGTATTGATAAGGTATTAGATTTTCGTGACCGAGTTCAGTTGTCTGTTTATGGTGACGATAATAAGTTTGCACCACGCGATGATACACTTGCCTTTAATTTTATGACTATTAAGAATTTTTGCCCAAAGATCGGCATGGAGTATACCCCAGCTGACAAGGGTGCTAATGATTATACTTTGCATAACCTTGCTGAGTCACAATTTCTTAAAAGGACCAGCCGTGAGGAAGATGGTTATATTTATGCGCCTTTGGAAGTTAGTTCCATTTTTGACATGATAAATTGGAGGAAAAAGAAGACGACAGATTATGAGCATTTGGATGCTATAGCAAGGACGTTTTATATTGAAAGTGCAGCTCAAGGCAGGGATTTCTATCTTAAGAATGTGCATACTTTTCGTCGTTTGATGAGCGCTTTTGGGGTTATGGATCCAATGAGGGGTATGGCCTTAGAACGGTCGTATCCTATTGCTTTGGCTTGGTACAGAGGTTATGTGCCTAGCTGGAGCAGTGAATATTTCGCGTAGTTTATGCGTACTACGTGTGATTCAATCGCATATTTTAGTTTTATTATATTTTTATTCACGGTCTAGCGTTTCTAGTCCCAATCACAACATGGACATTTCTTCTCAAATAAAACAAGACACAACAACAACAACAACAGGGGATATTCAACCCCTAGGATCTTCTATGGTCGAACAAATTGAATTTTCGTCTAAAAATATTGCTGTACTGACGAAGCAGCCATGTGCTATGCCGTATAATAGCGGTAAAGTAGTTTCATTAGATTCCGCTTTTATGAACCGCCCACAGATAAGTCGGAGTGGCACATGTGCCATGGGTAGTTATGGGGTTTTAGTAAATTTCGGCATTAGTGAGACTAATTTCTTGCCTCCGTCAAGTTTGAATAATCTAGTGGGCGTTACAGGTTTTAGAGGTACCCTGTGTTATCAAGTAGTTTTTTCTGCGCCGGCACAGGTTGCTGGTATTTTTAAATTATCAATGGTTCCTTTGTCTACCTCAGTAAATGATTATTACTTTAATGATCAATTGCCTATTACATGTGGGCAATTGCCACAAGTTGAGATTAATTTAGCTGAAGTTAATTCTGGGGTTTTGAAGTATCCTTATACTTTTGATACAGATTATTTGCGTGTTTCGCCTACTATAGCATTAAATTATTCAGAACTTATATTATCATCTTATATTGCTCCTACTGGCCCATCAACAGTTGCTGGTGTGCCTTGGACCCTATATACATGGGTTGAAGATTTAGAGCTTTTGTCACAAGGTGTGGCTAGCCTTACTTCCATTATTCCACAAATGGATAAAACTGAGTTTGAGGCTGTTGGTCCTATTTCTACTGTTATGAAATATGCTTCTAAAGTTAGTTCTGGGGTTGGTGCAGCCATTCCGCTTATTAGTAAGTACACAAAACCCCTGTCTTGGGTTTTTTCTGGTATTGGTTCTATTGCAGCCCAGTTCGGTTGGTCTAAGCCTAATATGGCTACGGCTAAATCTGTTATGGCAACTGCTGGTAGGGGTTACAATAATTGTCTTACGGTGGATACGTGCCAGGAATTTGGTTTGTATGGCAATAATGAGGTTCAACCTCTTTCTGGAATTATGGGCTCAGACATCGATGAGATGTCATTTTGTGCTCTAACGTGTATTCCTAGTCCTATTGCTCGTAGCATTTTGCTTACTACTGATGTTACGGGTCATTTTTCATGGACCACTTCAGTTGCGCCTAAGAAGTTCTTCTTTCAGTCTAATGTAACTGGTTCGCCTTGGTTTGCATCTGATCCACCTCCTAATACATCAAATCTTGCAGTTATACCTACACCTTTATATGCTATTGGTTCTATGTTCTCTGCTTGGAAAGGTGATCTTGTTTTTAGATTTAAATTTGCCCGTACGAAGTTTATGTCGGGTAGATTTTTAGTTGGATATAATCCTAAGGCTGATTCGTTAAACGGCGAAGTTCCTAATGGTTCTCGCTATGATTTTATGGGCCAAGTTATAGATTTGCGTACAGATAGTACTTGTGATTTGGTGGTACCATTTCAATATTATAGAGATTTTTGTCCTACGGGCTTTGGCATTACCACGTATGAATTTAACACTGGTGTTGTCTTTTTGCAGGTTATCGATCCACTTGTTGTCCCGCCTGATGGGCCACAGAGTGTTACTTTCATTGTTGAAGTTTTTTCTAAGTGTGGTTTAGAGTTTATTAACCCGACCACTATGTATACAGCTGTGGCACCAATATCAACTCCTATTTTTGCACAAATGGATAAAAAAGATGATTCTAG